TCATATGACAGATACTAAACTTAGACAGTTACTAGAAGCAGCCCCAATGAACATACCTGATAGAAGATTTTATGCACCACCAAGAGCCATGCCAGATGATTGTAAAAAGTACACCAAAAATGTCATTCAGGCGTATCATAAATACTATCGTCTTTACAAAAAAGATTTTGCGAAATGGACTAACAGACCAGTCCCAAGTTTTATGAGAGCATAATGCCAACTTACACATTTAGAGATATGAATACAGGCGAAGAGTTTGAAGCCTTTATGAAAATATCTGAACTAGACGAATTCAGAAAAAATCAACCAAACTTAGTTTTAGTACCTTCTGCACCAAGTATTGTCGGTGGTTTCAATGATCGTGTAAAGACAGACAATGGTTTCAAAGATGTTCTAAACAAAATTGGTAACGCACATCCAGGTTCTGAACTCCATTCTAAACACGGCAGTAAAGATATCAAACGAGAAAAATCTTTACAAGTTATCAAAAAGCATAGTGACATACAAGCAAAAAAGAAGTAGAATAGGATCATGTCAAAAATAAGAACTCGACTCATGGATCTTGCTGACCTTGAATATATCGAGTTAGATACAATACAAGAAAATGGTCAAAGATTCTATTGTGATGAATCAGGCAGAAAATATCCAAGTGTCACTACAGTTGTTGGGCTATCAACCAGAGACCAAATAAAACTCTGGAGAAAACGAGTTGGTGAAGATCAAGCTAACAAGATATCTACCATGGCATCTAATAGAGGAACAAAGTTCCATGCTTTGGTTGAAGACTATCTTAGAAAAGAAAAAGATTATATAGAGTTTGACAATATACTACAAGAAAGTATGTTCAAGTCAGTTCAACCACTACTAGACGAAATAACTCCTCTTGCTATAGAAGCACCACTATATTCAGATTATCTAAAGATGGCAGGTCGTGTGGATTGTGTGGGTCTGTTTGAGGGTGCTATTGCAATTATAGATTTCAAAACAAGTTCAAAGTACAAAGAAGAGAAATATGCAAAACCATGGTTTCTACAAATGACTGCATATGCAATTATGGTAGAAGAACTCACTGGTCAACCAGTTGATGAGTGTTGTGCTATTGTAGCAGTAGAAGGTATGAATGCATTTCAATTGTTTGTGACAGAGCCTCAGAAACATGTAACAGAATTACTTGATTTGAGACGAAGATATGAAAACCTTTATGGAGTATAATAATGAGTGAAGTGAAAATTGAAATTGGTAAAACATACGAAATCTCATGCATGAATAAAAAGAGTGTGTATGAGTTAGAGTATTGGACTGATAATGATAACGATAAAAATCGTGTCAAAACAGAAACAATGTGGCGAAACGGTGAGTGGTTGATTACACCACAAGACGAAGATGAAGTCGAAATGCTAACAGATGCAATGACTCAAGGAGATTCTGATTGGTTTGAACCACAAGCATTTATAGAAAACGAATTCTTAGAATGTTGGGATGGTTGTTCATTTGACATGGAAATATTAGAGTTTGATGGTGATGACGAAGCCAGAGAACAGTTAGAAGAAAATGTTTATGAAGAAGGAACTGGTTTCTTCTTTGATAATAATTGGGAGTCAGTGGATTGTGAATACCTATTTTACGGTCCAATTCGTGTAGAAGAAACAGAAAGGAGGGTATTCTAATGGCAGAATTTTATGACGATAGTAAGTTTGATCTAAAGCAAGACTGGTATTGGTCTAAGGTTATTGGTAAGAGAGACGAGTTGCAGTTCCAAGAAAACGAAGAAGAAATGCATGATGTTCTCATGGAGTACTTAGAGTTAGATGATCTTGCAGACTTCACTGAAGAGCATTTAGAGCAATGCGAAGAGTTAGTAAGGTACTTAGAGACACCCTATGGTGAGGGTGGTGCAGGTTTCGATATGGATACTTCTGCACACTTCTATGCTTTATGGTATGTCGTTGATTCATGGATCAATACATGGCACGAAGGTAATTGGGAAGATTATTACGGATAATTATGATTAGTAGAAAAGAGTTTACAGAACAAGTGGAAAAACTACTTGTAGGTAATAAAGCAGATGTAGTGAGTGCTATATTGAAAGTTTGTGAAAATAACAATATGGAACCTGAATCTGCAAAAAGATTGATCACACAGCCTCTCAAAGAAAAACTTGAAGCAGAGGCTAAGAGATTGAACTTAGTGAATAGAGGAAAAACCAGTCAAGCATCACTATCTGGTTTTTTCAAAAAATAGGAGTAATTATGGAAATAGGTGATATCGTCACAGTTGTGACAGTTTCTGGCGAATATGTCGGAGAGTTAGTTGATCGAAGCAACGGTCAAGTCGAAATCAAAAATCCTAGAATGATCTTATCAGACGGTAAGGGCAACATGGGATTTGCAAAAGGAATTTGTGTCTCTGGTGTAGAAAATCCAGATGTGCAGATATTCAATCAATTTGTCTTTCTTGCAGAAACCAATAAACAAGTATCAGAGGGTCACAGACAAGCAGTATCAGCTATAGAAATAGCATCACCAGAAATTCTTGCTAAATGACCAGTAGAGAGGGATTTGACGCTTACACACTTTACTTAGGAATCAAGTTACATTTTCATTCAGATGATTATAACTTTGTTCGTTACAATGGTAAAGTAAAAGCAGACATAAATTCCTTTCTCAAACGAAAAGACAAATACCATTTCGGTAAACTGTATAAAACATACAAAGATAATCTACAAGATTTCTATATTGCAAATCTATCGGTCAAAGACCAATGGGCAGGTGATCTATTGAATGAAGAAGCAGAAAGAACATACAAAGATTGGAAGAAAAGAAATCAGAAACTATCTTATATGTTTGAAACAGAAGTATCAGACTTATTGAGAAAGAAAAACATCAATCAAGTATTAGAAGTAAAGAATGGTCAACATCCAATTCTGCTGAAAGAATACATGAGAAAGAGTGTATCGTTGGAAACAATCTCTATCATGGACAGCATTATAAACTTTACAGATAATTGGAAGAAACAGATATCAGAGAATGTTGTCTTTCCAGATATCTATCGAAAGATTATAAAATACAAATCCTTTCTAACTGTAGATGAGAAGAAATACAAAACTAAACTAATAGAACTATGCTCACAATAGTAGGTAATGGACCTAGTAGAAAAGATTTTGATTTGACTACATTAGAAAGATGGTATGGTTGTAATGCTATATACAGAGATAACCATACACCAGAATTATTGTTTGCAGGTGATATACCAATGCAAGCAGAGATTATCGAATCAGGTTATCACAAAGAAAACAAAGTTGCCTTTGGAGGTTGGGAACCTTTAGAGATTGCTATGTTAGATATGATGAAAGCAGGATTTGAATACTCAGGACAAGAACAGAGAGTTTTCATCAATGAAGATGATGATTTTTTTGTCTGCCAAGGAAACGAAGAGTTTGTGGATTTCTTGGGATTTAGCTCCCTTCACAGACATAACATAGTTATGTATAATAATCCATTGCTCAAGAACTTATTTACAGGTATGAGTGCTTTAGGATATGCCCTAGAAAACAAAGAACCTGAAATTGCATTATTTGGATTCGATGCATTGGAATCTGGTAATGTAGATAATGTATATGCTGGAACTGATTTATATCCGTATAAATATACAGAAGAAAGTAGAGTCTTAGATGCTCAAAGGTCTCAGTTTATTGCTCTTTTAGAGTATTACAGAGATACTAAAGTATTTTTTCAAAAGTCACTTGACGACTACAATGAAATAGACTATACTGGACTTGATTATTATGAAAATAGTGATCGGTGGATTCTAGGTTTCGGTCTAGAATCTGATACAATGCAATAAGATGTTATACAATAGGAGAATACAATGTCAACATCATTAGATAAACTCAGAGCGGCTATGGAAACCGCTTCTCCCCAAGCAGGCGGAGAAACAAAGTCCTACTCAGACGATAGATATTGGAAACCAGAGTTAGATAAATCTGGCAACGGTTTCGCAGTTGTTCGTTTTTTACCCACACCAGAAGGAGAAGAAATGCCATGGGTCTCATATTGGGATCACGGTTTTCAAGGTCCAGGTGGCTGGTACATAGAGAAGTCTTTGACTACTCTCAACAAACAGGATCCTGTAAGTGAGTATAATACTCAACTTTGGAATACAGGTATCGAAGCAAACAAAGAAATTGCTAGAAGACAGAAGCGTAGACTTCACTATGTCTCTAATGTCTTTGTTGTTTCTGATCCTAAGAATCCTGACAATGAGGGAAAAGTCTTCTTATACAAGTATGGTAAGAAAATCTTTGAACAACTCAAAGAAGCTATCTCACCTGCATTTGAAGATGAACAAGCGATCAACCCTTTTGATCTAAGAGAAGGTGCTAACTTCAAAATCAAAATCAGAAAAGTCGATGGTTATTGGAACTACGACAAATCAGAGTTTGATTCTGTTTCACCTCTTTTTGAAGATGAAAATAGACTAAGTGAAATTTATACTTCACTAAATAGTCTGTCAGAAATCATTGCACCAAGTGAGTTCAAAACTTATGACGAACTCAAAGAGAAACTTGACAGAGTGTTAGGTTTATCAGGCAGTGTTTCGACATCTACTGCAGAAAGTATTGCTGAAGACCAAGATGAAGTGCCATGGGCTAATGTAAATACTCAACCAACTGCAGATGAACCTGTAGTACCATCAGTTGACTCAACCTCAACAGATACCGAGAGTGATGATGCGATGGACTACTTCAAAAGATTAGCAGAGGAAAGCTAATCTTTAGGGATGATAGTATTATTTGTAATGTGTCCTATGAAAGTACTATCATTGACTGAGACCGTGGAAAAATGGGGGTACTCAGTAAGGGTAAGAATGTTAGCTAAATGCGGAACATTCGGTGAAGAGCGGGTTGCTGTAACAGCTGGGGCGACTTCACACTTTTAGAGAGAAATTATGCCAAGTGTAAAACCAAGAATACATCATAAAACAAAATTTGTTGAACCATTCGATAAATTACTTCGAAGATTTAAAAAAGATTGTGAGAAAGCAGGTATTGTGCAGGAAGTTCGAAATAGAGAACACTATGAAAAACCTGCAGCTAAAAAACATGCCAAGTACCAAGAGATTCAACGAAGAAAAAAACTTGATGCTAAAAGAGCAAGTAATAAAGGTTATAGAAGAAGATAAAATGTCAGGCAAAGGATCAAAAAGACGACCTCAAATGATTACAGACGAAAAGTTTGCGGAGTCTTGGAATCGTATTTTTGCTAGAAAGACAACCCCACCTCATGCATCTACTCAGGTGCATACAGATAAAACCAAGTATAATAGAAAGAAAACTAAGGTAGAGACAATCTAGATTGGATAGTTCCGTCTAACTGGTTGTATGAACTTAGACCAGTACTTGTGTCAACAGCAGTACCTAAGCTAAATGAACTGTTTTGATTGACACTGTTTATAACATTCACAGGATTTTGACCTCTTTCGTATTCTGCCTTTTTCATTTCATATGCTTTTTCAAAATTAGCGTCAACATATGCTTTGATCTCATCAGCACTAGCATTTGGTTTTGCTAACATAAAATCCTTTTTAAAGGTTTCTTTGAAATCTGCAAGAGAACCAGGATCAGGAGATAAGAATGAATTCAATGATTTTTGGTTTTCTAATTTTTTCTTTTCAAAATCATTAGCAGCTGTACTAATAAGTGGTTGCATAATTTGGTCACGAAGTTCTTTGTTAGTCATACGAACACCTGAACCACCTTTACCAAATTGAATTTTTCTGCCTAAACTTTGAGCAGTTTCACCTGGTGCTAACTTTCTAAGAAATGCCTCACCATTTGGACCAACAGCCGTTGAATTTTCCCACTGTTCTCTGAATTTCTTATTATTAGCTAAGAACTCTTCATAACCAGGTGTGTCGGGAGTTATACCTATTTTATCTAAAACTCCTTCAGGATCATACATTAGTTTGAGTGCATCATCTATATTTGCAAAATCAAATATCTTTTGTGCTGCTAATGTAGCTGCTATTCCAGTTCCTAAAGATACAGCTCCCACGGCAGCTGCTGTGTAAGGACTTTTAGCTAGACCTTTCATTGATCTGGCAGTACGAGAAGTAGCTGTAGCTCCTATTGCAAAATATGATACATTACCAGCTATTGTTGCTGTGTTTTCAACCATGATTTTTTTCATAAGAACTTCACGAACTTTATTCAGTTCTTCACCTGTAAGAAGGCCTTCTGCAAACATTTTTTCTGCTGTTTGTAAGTTCTGTTCTTTTTCTTGTAGATTATTCCACAGTTCATAACCTGTTAGACCAACAGCAGCAATAGTAGCACCTTTTGCCATTTTGTTCATAAGCCATTTTGGAGCAGAATTCAATTTATTAACGACTTTTTGACTAGTGGTTGGTTTTGAACCTTTATCTAATTCCAATTCTTTTAGTTTTTTTGCGTTTTCAACTTCAAGTTTTTGTTGATCAATGGTTTTTTGAATTCTTGCTTTGTCTCTATCAGTCTTAGTCTTTGCTAGTTTTTCCTCATTATTAGCAATCCACTTTTCATTTTTTGCTATAGTTTTTTCAGCATTAGATATTGTTCTAGTTCTTTTTTCAAAGTCTTTTTTAGATTCATTCATGCCTTGGACAGCTGCTCTACCAGCACCAGCTGCACCACTTGCGACATCGGTGACATCTTCTACTTTTTCTGGACTACCAAATAGTCCAAATTTATCGTTCAAAAATTTGACAAGTCCAAAAACGGCGGCACCCATCAATGCAAATTTTGCTATACTACCTAGAAGACTTAGATTGAACATTTTCATTCGCTTATTTGTGGTAGCAAGTTGTCTATTATTCGTTTTTTGAAGTTTATTAGATTCTTTCAGATCATCTGAAGTCTCATCAACCTGTTTTCCTAAACCAAAGAGTTTTTTACCTGTCCATGTTAGGGGGGTTGCTAGAACTCCAAAGAGATTTTTAGCTGCATTGAATTTTTTAGTAGCATCATCAAAAGCACTACCAATATCGAGTAATCCACCTGAGAGTTCTTTTATTGAATCAGCGAAAGTTGTAAATTTACCTGAGTCAGAAAGTTTTTTTAGTTTGTCTATTCTTTCTTCTTCTACCTTTTCATATTCAGCTGATAGTTGTTGATGCTTCGCTTGTTGTTTTTCTATTAGAGTATTGTATTGACTTCTAATGACCTCTTCTCTTTCATTAATCGATTGGAGATGTTCATTGAAAGCCTTTACCTTTTCTATTCTCTCAGCTTCAGTGAGAGTCATGGTTTGTAATTGACGCTCTAGTAAAACATTGAATTTTCGTTTTTGTTTGAGAGTCTCATCATTGTCTAAAGTCTCTTGTAGTTTATTTTGTGTTTTTCTAACTGCTTCTTCAGCTTGAGTTACAGCATTCGCCATTTTGACAAAAGAATCGTCTTTCAACATAGCATTTACTTGTTTCTTAAAAGCACGAGCATTCAAAGCTGCTTGAAAATCGTCTTTTTGTCTTTCAGCTATAGATTTTACTTCATCTGATAGTCCCTTATTGATCTTTTTAACATTGTCAATAAGGGATTGCGTTCTTTTGTCTAATTCGTCTGCCATTTATATCTCTTATTGTTTGCCGAATGCTTTTCCAGCTTCTGCAATACCAAATGAACCTAAAGTAACTACCACAAAGGAAGTGTAGATAGTGTCTGAGATTACTAAATCTTGTCCCATGTAACCTGTGACTAGATCAGTGATACCAAATACCACCATCATAAAGAATGATATAAAACCAATTATAGATTTCTCATTGATATGATTATCATCCATGAACAAAGAACCTAATGTAAACTTCTCTTTAGGCTTTGCTTCAATAGCTGCCTTCTTGAGGTCTTTGGTCATTTCTTCCATTTCTTTGATCTTATCGTTAGCATCATCTAATTTTAACATTAGATCAGTATACTTTTCAAGATCAATATTTACTTCATTTCTATTTTCAACTGCTTCACTACTCATGTTGTGTCCTCCTAGAGTGTTACTGTTGTTTTTCCATCCTCTCCCTTTCTTCTTCTAAGTGTTGTAGCAAGAGGCCTACATATATCTCTCTTTCCCATGGCATCATATTTTCTAAATCAGATAGAGAATAACTATGATGTTGCATCAATTGAAAGTTTGTCGAATAATAATTGACAAGCGTTTCATGAGAAAGAGACATTAAAAAAAATTGTCCATTCCTCTCAATGTTCGAGTACATTCTTTGTTACACACATCACAAACATATGTTGCATCTATGGTAACTGTAGGTATCTCATCTAGAAAATCTTTTATCTTTTCCATTTGTTCTACCGTTAGACTCTCAACAAACTCAGTTATCTCTGCTGGTGAAAAATCGATTGCATTATAAACAGTGTCACTATCATAAACAGTGTCAATAGCTAGACATGCTAGTTTGACTAATTGATCAGCACCTGTAGTTTGTTCTGCATTAGCAATATCTTTTGCAGTTGGTACTTTTAGATCAACAAATATTTCTTCACTAATCTGTATTCTGGATTCTGCCTTGTTTTCTCCTAGTACAAGATCATCCAAATTTACAGTAGCTTCACCGTTTCCGTCACAATCTAAATCAGTACAATAGAGATTCATTTTTATGTTTTCTCCTACTGATTTAGCTCGAATATTCAAAAAGAGATATTCTAATTCTGCCATTGATAGTTTATTTGTATCTACTGATCCAAATGTTACACTATCAATTAGTTTTACAATAGCATCTAATACTTGAACTGAATCAGATGATTCGGCTGCTACTAAAAGATACTTTTGCTCTTTGACCAAAAATGGTCTAAATCTCACTTCAAGGTTGTTACTCAAAGTACACCTATATTCAGGTGTTTGCTGTATAGGTAAACCCATAATATATTACTCCATGTTGGTTACTAACCAAATAAATCAGCTGCATCTTGCAGCTTGTTCTCTAGTCTTCCGATTCTTTTTGAAAAGTCATCGAATTTACTTGAGAATCTGCCAGCAGTTTGACTGCCTTGCAAAAATGCATCTAAAAATCTTCGTCCCTTATTTAGTAAAGAGGTTTTAGGTATACCACCATATTCATTTTCAAATGCTCTAAAAGCAAAGTTGACTTTGAATTTCATTATATTGCCATCTGTAGTTGTTCTACTCAATTCTTGAGCATCATAAGAGACTGGATATGCATCGTAAAGTGTACACTTTAGAGCATATTTTTTACCATCTTTAGTTTTTCTAAAATCTTTTCTTATTTGATAAATGATGATTTGTGATTCTTTAGCATAATCATCATAGTATGAGTAGATAGGATTTATTTGGCTAGGTCCAAAGACAAAATCTCCGTCTGAATCTTCTTTTACATTCTTAGATTGAAAAATGGATTGATGCCAAGATTCTAAAATCAAACGATCAAAGAAATTTGAGTCACACAAAAATGTGAGTGACATAGTTGTATCATAATTCAGACCAGTTACTCTAGGTGTTTTTCTGCCATACGATGAATAGTCTTCTGTATTCAAAGCACTTCCTGGTAATGTACACGACTCTACTCTGATACCCATATCAGGTATTTTGTCTGAACTATCTTCAGTAGGTCGTAATGACTTTGGTAATATGATATCTACATGGAAATAATCCGATCTAGCACCAACATCAAAATTACTTTTGAATCTATCTATTGAACCACCATCTAACATTAGTATTTTCCTCTACTCTCTTTATAAACTGTATTAGCATTTATATTGAATTGTTGCGATGGTAACATAGCAACTAATTCCCAATATTCTCTCGGTACTTCCGAGATACGAGAATCAATGTGTGTTGTGATATACCTTTTGATACAAGGTTTTGCATATCGTAAAGAACTAACTTTTGTTATGAGATCATACGATATATCAAATGAATCACTATCAGCATTTATAAGTTGATAAAGGCTGTCTAAAAGAACAACTCTATCTCTAGGTCTGATATAATGCAGATTGATGCCATAAAAACCATTTTTTGTAGGCTTATATGGTATTGTAAGAGGAAAAAGATCCCAATAAGGGAGTTTTTCTTTATGTTTTGCATCATACACAAACATGTAGAGTTTACCAAATTCTATTGTTGATACAAAGTTACCTTGTTTCAACATAGAGTTATAGGGTACTCTAATGTTTCTTAGATTCTCTCTAAACCAATTTAGACTCTTTATACCTCTATCTCTAATTTCTACAGGAGACTTGCTGAACAAGTTGTCTAGTATGGTTGCCATCCATCTATTTATACTTTAGGTCAGATGATCTTCAGTTAAAATTCGGAATTCGTATCTTCTATCTTTACAATATTCACCTGCTGCCTTAAACTTTGCCTGATTGATCATGTAAGTTGCAACTTTATTCATCCAACTCTGTGTTCTTCGTTTGGGTTCAGGTGGTGGTTTGAGATGAGATTTAGGTTTGACTTCGATAATGACTCTTCGTGCTTGACCTTTATTGTCTACATATTTGATATAGAAGTCAGGAAAGTATCGATGGACTTTTTTATCTAAGGGAGATTTGTAAGGTATGATGATCTCTTCACTTCCCCATTCTATAATGTTTGGGTTGTTATCACAATAAACCATAAATCGTCTCTCCCATAAACTTCTGTACCAGATGTTTGTAGGGTCACCTTTGTATTTTTTATAGTTTTTGGGTTTGAACTTACCACTATATGATTTTTTAGGCATAAATAAC